ACCTATATATAGAAAGTAAACCCACGCGTTAGGGTCGTCCGGCACGATGTACTCTTTTTGCACTTCCGCATATGCGAAAAAATTACCACTTTCTGCGGTAGTCTCGCCGCACTCCATTAACGGCTCACCGCATAGCGTAGCAATGTCGGGCACTGTTTGTATTATTTTGTTAACCAGCGGATAGCCTCGCGGCTGTAGGCTGTTGCCACACTCCATAACGGGCTCGCCGCATTCAGCTTCTGGCGATCCACACTCTACCAACAATTCGACCTCTGTAAACTCCCTGCGCAACCACAACAGAGGGTTGCGTGGTGTCGGGTCGGCAAAACTGCCGGGTGTTGGCGGCGTTGAGGGCTCCCACCACTCATGGATATACACGTCAAACCCTGCCGCCTGTAGAGTATCCTGTATATAGCGCGGTGACTGGCCTCCCGCCAGCGACCGCCACGTCGCCGCAAGTCGCGACCTGCGGTCTGTATCGCCTACCACGTTGCCGGATAGGCCAAATTGGCGTTCCCATGCGCCTAGCTCGTCGGTGGTTCCGGGCAACAGGTCAGACCAAACGCTGTCCGCAGCGTCTTTTATACCGCTGGGTAGGCCAGTGAGCCCCGCGAAAAACTGCCGCAAGCGCTTATCGGCCGTTATTCGCCACGCCCGCCCGTCGGGTAGTAGCTGCTGATAGAGGCGTAAAAAATCCATCAGACAAACACCACCGCGCCGGCTTTGGCCTTTTCGCCCTCACCGAGCACGTAGGACCCTAGCGCGTCTGCCTCCCCCGTTACGGTGAAGCTTGCGTCGCTGAAAATGCCGTCGGCCGCTCTGACAATGTCATTAATAACGCCGAGTAGTTCAACATTAGACAGGCGGTCGCGGCGCGGCGGTGTGGCAAGGCCAGTAATAAATGGTTCAGACTGTAAGAAATACCCCTCGACCGCTGCGACCACGTCCGCTTGTAGCGTCGCTAGGTCGCCTCCTTGGAGGCCGTTAACTGTGATCGTAAAACTGGTGCGCGTTATTGGCAATACATCAACAAACGCATTAGCTGGGCGGCGGCTCGCCAGCCCGCTTGCGTCAAGCTCTATAGAGCCGAACACGTTGTCGAGCTGCGCTAGCGTCGGAATCCCGTCGGGCTCTGTCGCGCTCTCTACATACACCACGACGCGGCCGGGTTGCCCTGTGTATGGGTATACTGTGGCGACCTCTGAGGGCTCATCACCCCAGATAGCGTAATCAACATACGCACCGCCTTGCGGCCGTCTTTTAAACCTGTCCTCGACCCGCTGGCGGTAGTCCTCAATTAACTCGGCGTCAGACCCCGAGGTCAGTTGTTGCGTGACAGTGGCTACGCGCGATACGTTAGCTAGGGGGTTTGCGAAATTCAGGACCGCCCCCGCCTCTAAGTTGCCGACTGAGCCGACGCCCCCAGACCCGTTTGGGTCCGCCGCCGCGCGCACTGTGACTGATACCGTCGGCGCGTTTAGCAAAACGTCACCTAGTGTCAGATATACCACGCCGTTAGTTGCGCCCAGTAATTGTGCGCCGCTGACTAACACCCCCGTCTGTTTCTCGACTGTGATCTCGACCTCAAGCTCTGCGGCGGTCGCTTTGCGCGGGTCGCCGAGCCCTATTAGCCGCCCCCACTCGATCAGCGGGGTTAGCGTTTTGCCGTTAATAGTGGTGGGGCTGCCGCTGGCGGTACGTACGAACAGTTGTAATCCGATAAAACCTATGTACTTATACAACGTTATGAATACGGCGGCCAGCACTTTAGCTAGTACATGTATAAACGATTTTGGTAGTAATGGTACGCTCTGCCCGATCTGCGCTTCAATTTGCCCGACTATTGTGGCGGTCAGCTCTTGTACCTTAGGTGCTTGCGTGGCCATTACGTGCTCGCTCTCCAGTTCTCAGTAAATTCGAATTGTGACTCTTCACCCTCTGCGCGGGTAACAATGCCTATTTTTACACGATTTAGCCCCGTAATGCTAGCGGAAACGCTTACAGAGCTCGCCGCCGATTCGTCTAGCAACCACTGGAGGTCCCGCCTTGCCGCGTCCTCTAGCCGCCGCAAATTACCGCTAACCGCGGGTATTGTGCCGAGTAGGTGCTGCGTTTCGCTCCGGTATTGCCGGGCCGCGTTTTGCTCTCCGTAGTTCCCCCACCATTGATCCGGGCTCCCTTGTCGCCCGTCGTCGGCTTGGTTACCGCCGAATAGTGACAGATAAGCGGCGGTGTCGAGGCCCGGTGTCAGTGTCAATAGGCCGTCTACTATTTCAATGTCGCCGTTGTCGTCTGTCTGAAAAAGCAAGACATCTGTCATTACTGGTTCACTCCTGTGTCTTTTCTAGGCCCGCTCGGTGCACTCGGTGACCCCTCGTGCACATGGTTTACCAGCTCTTTACCGTCCGCTAGTACACTGCTTAATCCGTCTATAGTCGGAGCCGTTACGCTGACTGGGCTCTCTGCCGAGCCGTCCGGGTTGACTAAAAACCCGTTTATGTTGACGACCCCGTCGTCCTGTAACCTGTAGTACCCAGACGCGTTTTGCGTGCTGACTTCGCCAGTCGGCTTTATTTCGACTGTAGCCCCCGCGTTGTTTATTAGCGCGGTGCCGTCCTGTTTTAAATAGACTTGTATTACCTGCGCGCCGTCCTCACCGCGCGCATAGGTGCGGTGCTCGCCGGGTAGGGCTGCTTGCTCTTGTAACGGGTCAATAAATCCTACTACCGCGCCGCCGCCGGTTCGCTGTATGCCGACGGTAACCGCGTAATCACCGGGTAGCGGTGCTGAGTCGGTGTTCGCCGTCTGGAAGTGTTCGCCCGTTTCGTTAGCACCCCCGCCGGGGTCGTGCTTAACGTCTGACACTTTGGCGCCGCGGCGGTCTTCGACTCTAAAATATGAAAGTACTTTGCCTACTAGTCCCATGGTAGTCTCTCTGGTGGCGCGCTGCTGAACGCGCCGGGCACGGTCAGGCTTAACGTTGCCGACTCACCCCCGTCACTAGTGCGTGACAGGGTGACAGCGCGAATTAAAAACTCGTATTCACTATAAACCATAGCGCCGGGTGCGTCTAGAGTTACCGTGGTGTTGGGCGCCCAAACGTTGCCCGATGAGTCGCGCCACGTTGCCAGCTCGCATGTGTAGTTAACGGTGTTTGCGAACATACGGCCTATTTTAGCGTCACATGCGGATTGAACGTCTGCGTTTATCGTGTCGGGGGTTTCGAAGGCGAAGGGCCGTACAACCCCCGCTAACCTTGGGTTTTTAACCGTGACTTGACTGCCTTGCAACCCCACGACTACGGGCTCTACGCCTGTTATCTCGCTGTAGTAGTCCTGCGGGTTAAAGACGGGTATAACTGCTGTTAGCGGGGCCTCTCCTTGCACTAGTCGGGCTACAGGGTTACCGGGTTCGATTGCGGCGGTAAACAGTAGGCCGCCGCCCTCCGTGCTGCTGATTAAAAGCCCGCGCTGTTGCGCTAGCTTGACTAAAAACGGTAGTATTTTTTGGCCGGGCTTAAGTGACACTCGCTCAAACACTGCGCCGCCGTCCGCCTCAAAAACGACGGGCACCCCAAAAGGTGCCGCGAGAGCTTCCGCTATCGTTTGCAAGCCTGCCGCGTCCCATTCTAGCGGGTATGCGCTAGCGGGTGCGGTGCAATCGCTGATCACACCGGGTACTGAATAGCACGCCGCCGCTACTGTGCGCCCGTCGTTTTTTACTGATGGGTCTATGTTGATCATGGTGCCCGTGAATAGTGGCGAGCCGCCTACAGTGACCCCCACGGGGTTGTAGGCGAATGGCGTGAACGCGTCGCGGAATACCTGTTCATCGGGTTCAAACGGTGCGGTAACCGTCAATGCGTCCATACTGTCAATAGACCGCACTACCCTAACCTCCGTCCAGTACCGAAACCGCTGGCCGTTGATCAGTATAGCGACCTCGTCGGGACTATCCGCAGAAGTCGCGGCCGCTTCCAGCTGCTGGCCGGGTACGTTTAACACCACCCCCGATTCGAACGGTTCAGCCGCGCCGGGGTTTGCTGAGCGCAAGAGGGCCGCCTGCCTGTCGTCGCCGTAGGCCCTGCGTGCCAATAGGTCGAATGTATCGCCCGCTCGGGTCGTTATGCTAGCCATATACCACAATCTCCCGGCCTTGGGGCACTTCGAGCATTTCAGAGCCCGTGAGGCCGTTAGAGTTGATGAAAAAATCTAGGTTGGTGTCAATATCGCCGTAATACTGGCCGACGAGCGCGAACACTGAGCGCGGCTCGTTGAGTATTAGCCGGCGTTCTTGCTTGAGATTAAACGCGAGATTAACCAGCTCACCCGCCGCGAGTGCGACGGCTTTTTGTAACTGCTGGTACCCTGCCCCCGTATCCACTACGCGCGCAGACTCTATGCCCGTTTTATCTATCTCTCTGTAGTTTGTGTCTGTCCAGTCCGCGACCCGCTCAAATTGGCCGAGTAGCTGTTCGGCCGCCGCCAAGGCTTGGGGTTGTGTACTATATCCGCCTTCCTCTTGGGGAGCCCTTGCGGACCGCATAGCGGCCGACACGGATCCCGACACGGCGCCGCGCGCGAAAACTACGCGAGAGGCTAGTTCATTGGCGGCGCGACTGTCATTAGTAGGTCGTACTGTCTGCGGCGCCCCTACACCGCCAATGCCGATACGGTTTGAGCCGCCGTTAATAATGCTGTCCGCCAAGTTGCCGTACGCGGCTAGTCGCTGGCCTATCTGAGTAGTAGCGCGGGCGGGCGCTTTGATGAGCGCTTGCGTTTGGGTTGCGAGGGTTAGAGGCTGCGTGACTAACACGCTTAAGCCCCTGTTAATGCTGTCACTAATCGCTGTGAATTGTCGCTCTACCTCTTCGGATGCCTCCGTAATACCGCCGAGAACCCCCTCGACGCTATTTAAGAAGCCTGACCACTGGTCGCGAAATGTCACCTCTTCGATCCGCGTGTCTGTCTGTATCGCGTCCTCAAGTTCTTGCGATGCTGTAGCCGTGAACGCCTCCACGGCGGCTAGTGCTTGCGCCGCGCCGTCGGCCTGTCCTGTAGGATATGCTGTACCAATAGTAGCCCAGAACACAACCTCGATAACAGTTTGATTAGCGCGTGTTTTGAGGTCGTCGCGCTGTTTGATTTCGCCAAAGGGCACCACGTCGGCTTGACCATAGCGGGGGTGCTCTAAGACGCCCGCGCCGCGCTCTAGTAGTGATTGCTCGAAAGCGTCAGCCTGCAAATCGTGGTCATTGCCTGAGAAAATCACGCGCAGGGGGTAGCGGCGGCCGTTAAATCCGAGGTCCTGTACGTAGGTGCCGTCAGCGTCGGGGAAGTTGAAAGCGGAGGTTTTCTTTTCGACTTCGCGTGAAACGTCTTCGAATAAAAACACCGTACGCGTTCCGCCCGGCGACCTGTAAGCCGCTTCTCTTAACCTCTCTTGCCAAGGCATTAGAAACCTCCAGAATTTGTGATATTGATGTCTACGCCGCTGCCCTGCCGCGTGACTTCCGCCGTGTCGCGCGTCTCGTTACGCAGTGTTATCTCGACGTTTTGCCTCACTTCGTTAATACTGCGGATCATCGCAGCTTGTGGGCTGGCTACGTCGCGGCCGGGGTTAATCGTCGGCTGTTCTTGCGCTGTGCCTAGCACGCTTGGCAATGGCGTTAGCGCTAGTGCTTCAGGGTTAGCATAGGCTGTTGTTATGACCTGTTCAGGCAATGGCGTTAGCGTTAGGCTCTCAGGGTTGCTGTAGGCCGTTGCTATCGTCTGCTCGGGTAGTTCTGCTAACTGTAGAGCGGACGGACTGCCATAGGCCGTTGCTATCGTCTGTTCA